ATCGTTGCCATCGTCTCCCCCTTGCCCGTAAAGCCCTTCAAGGTCTTCCATGCCTTCGCCCTCTGGTGCCTCTTGTACTCGAGCGGTCTCGCGCTCAACTGGTGGCAAGCCTGCGAACTCTCGTGCATGGTCCTCAAGTGCATCGTCTGGCGTGATGACACCAGCACCAACGAGAGACGCGATGCCGCTAGCGAACTCGGAAAGTTCTGGCAGCTCAACGTCCTCATATCTCAGCTTAGGACAATAATCGTATGGAATACCATTGAGCTCTAGAAGCTGCGGTATTGCGTGCGCGTTGAACTGCGATGCGATTGAGTCGAGGTAGGTTCCGAGTGATTGAGCAAAGAGCGAGGTCTTGTTGCTCACCAGTGAATAGGAGCCATGACCATCGAGCCCGGTGATTAGGAACTCGGCCATGACTGAGATTAGGATGCGCGACTCATAGCGCTTGATAATCTCATTGACGTCAATGGGACGCCGACCACCAGCACTCAAGAGCTTGAGCCTGAAGCCTGACGGTGTGCCATCGCTGAGCGTCTCAGAAGGAATCACAAGACCTTCGTACTCATCACGACCAACACGTTGGATCATGTCTTTCATCGATGCCAGTACGCTCTTCTCTGCGGCGCTTGCATTGCTCGAGAGCATCTGAAGCGGGACTTCCATACAAGGCAAGCCCGCAAGGTCACGGCTCACGCCGATGGCTTCGTAGGTGGCGATCTTCTTCTTGTAGTAGTAGCTGATGTACGCATTACGAAGCACCGAGCGACCTTCCGGGTTGTTCTTGTGCGCTTCGGTTCTGAAGAGCAAGAACTTGTCTGCCGGGATATAGCGTCTATTGTAGTTAGGTGGCGCGACCTGGATGACACCGCGCACCGCACCGTCATCTTGGTCAAGGTCCCACTTCTCAATTGACTCTTGTGAGCGAATTGGGAAACCCCTGAAGCCGATGCGGTTGTCATCATACTTTGAGCGATAGAGCTTCGACTCGTGCCTTGGTCCTTTGCGTAGCTTATAGGTGATTTCATGCACCGAGAAGCCAAAGACCAAGAAGCTCAAAATCTCGCTGATTGTATCAGTCCAGGTTCGATCGAGATCTTCAAAGAGCGCACCCTCAACGAACTCAGCCACCGCACGCGCTTCGTCATTGTCAGCACCTGGCTCAACCGTCCAATCAACTTGTCGCACCAGTGTCTTGATGGCGTACAAGAACGCTCCAACGATGGCATCGTTTTCGGCCATCTCGCGGAACATCCGCCGCCCTTTGGGGTTCTTGAGGTCATTGAGGAACTCCTCAGTGATCTCACCGCCCATCGACTTGAGACCGGTCTGACCATAGAGCTCAAAAATGTCTATGGGATTCTCGTTTTCGTTCTCGTCACTCATACCAACTTCCCTTCTGCTTTAAGCTGGCGGATTCTCGCCCTGCTTGGTCTTCTAATCGTACACCGACAATTGGCGATGTGCTTGATGCCTGCGCCTCTACTGTTATCACCTGGCCATCGCATCTCTGAGCCATCGGGCAAAGTGAAATAGTCCCCAAGACGTCTCACGTCTCGATTGAGTTCTTGATGACCACGACCACCATCGGTGAGCGATGATGACCACTCGATGTACTCAACACCACTCGCTTCGAGCGCTTTGAGATTGCCTTGGTTCTGCGCTTGCATCATCTCGGTACGTGCGATGAGCGATGCACGCCCCCAAACATTGCGCACAATCGCAGGACCACGCTCGAGCGGTTGCAGAGCGACCCTTGTAGGCTTCTGCCCTGGTGCCAAGACCTCAGCGTCATCGAGGTAGGTCGAGAACCTGATGCGTCGTGCGAGCTCGCTGGCAGTGATACCGGGCTCTTCAGTCATCCACCGACCGATTTGGTTTCCCATGTTGCGCTGGAACTCTTCGCGCACTTGCTCAACCAAGCCAGTCGCCAGCACTGTCTTCTCTCGGAGGAACTCCTCTTGGAAGGTCGGTGGGATGATGAACTTTTGACCGGCACCCATCGAGCGGTTGCCTGCGTCTTGCACTTCTCTCAAGCCGCCGGTCTGAAGGATTGCGATGAGCGCATTGATTGCTCGCTGCTCTGCGCTCTCGATGGTCTTCTTGACCACCGCACGCACGAGCCTCACCTCTTCATCGACGAGCTCTTTAAGGTATCGATCAAGCACTGCCTTAATCTGGCCAGCCATCGCCTTAGAGCGTGCCTCAGCCTGCCTCGCGCCCGGTCCTGCCCTCGTGCCTCTGAAGCTCGGCTCTGGTGTTCTCATAACCATACTTGCGCGCCTCTGCTGCCCTCTGACGGGTTGATGGATATGATTGGCATTGTGGACTCATCAAGCTCAGTCACCGCCCACACCAACGCGTCAAGACGGTCAGGCGATTCGCGTGTCATCGATGGAACGTAGTTGCAGAGCTGGTCTTCAAGCCGCTCGAAAATCCCAACATGATGCACGCGGGCTTGCTCGTACCTTGCGCCGACGGGCTCAGCTCGAGCTTGCTTGCCTCGAGATGCGTGGACGCTCTTAATCGCAACCGTCGGGTTGATGCCCTCGATGATGGTGCGCCAGGTATCGCCGCCCTGGTTTGCCTCGACTACGATTCGGTCTGCTCTGAAGTCGTTGTATGCTTCGATAGCTCTGCGACAGACCTTTTCGGGCGTGCCCTTGAAGCTGAGGTCAGCGAGCACGTAGAAATCACGCCCAGCCATACCGACGACCACGATGCCACTCTCATCGCTGCCCTCTTTGCTCGTCGTTGCGGGGTCAATGGCGACGACAATGCGCTGCATCGATGGCGCATCCTTGCACCGATTCTCTTCGATGTCTCGACGTGCGAAGAGAGCACCGGGCAGCTCGCTCAATAGCTCACCCTCAAGCTCTTGTCTTCCGAGCGTGCTGCCTGCGTACCGGTCATGAATTGCAGTGATGAACGACTCTGCCAGGTTGTGCACATTGTCGCTCGTGCGCCCTCGAGTAACGTGCGTATCATCGGCATCGGCTAGGCGCTTTAGAGCGGTGAGCGGTCTTGGTGTAGTGGTGACGATGGTGCGGGGATTGTCACCGAGTCGCATCCCAAATTGCAATTGGTCCCACGAGTCCCACCGAGACCACGCTGCAAGCTCATCGGCCCACGCGAGGTCATGTTGTGGCCCTCGGAGCTGGTCAGGCTTATCGGCTGAGTACGTCGAAGCAACCGCACCATTGGGCCAGGTGAGTCGTCTTTTGCTGGGCTCGTACTCTGGCCGAAAGTCGTCTGGTGAACACGCTAGGATGCCGCTCTGACCTTCCACCATGACATCACGACAATCGGCAGCGGTACGGCCAACGAGGGCGACGCGCTTGGCTCTACCTTGACGCACTTCATCAATCACGAACTCGGAGCCGCATCGCGTCTTGCCGAAACCTCGACCAGCCATCAACAACCAAGTGCGCCAAGCGCTCATTGGCGCGAGCTGCTCCGGTCTGGCGCTGAATCGCCAGTCACTCATCAAGAGCGTGATCTCGTCATCACTGAGCTCTGAGAGGATTTCAGTCCTCTTCGCTTCGCTCTGCGATGCGAGCCAGTCTATCCAGGAGCTGGTCACGGGCATCATTGGTCTCTTGTTTGATTGGGCCACCATCGGCACCAGTCAGTTCTTGTCGCGTGGTTTCTTTCCAACCTGCCTGAGTTTTCAGGTAAAAGATAGCGGCTGTCGTATTGCCTGAGTTGGCTTGCACGATGAGATTCTTAGCCACCGCGCCGATCGCTTTGGCTTTTCCTCTTTGATAGTGTTCTGAAACCTCTGGTTGGCGCTTCATGACCTCGTAGAAGGTCGTTCTACCGATGCCGAAGTAGTCAGCCATCTGCTCAACAGAAAGCACCGCAGCGAGCGTCTGGACCTCTCTCACCTGCTCTTCTGATAACACCGTCAGCGGTCTGCCGTCTTTCTTGTGCTCGCTCTTTGGTTTGGCTCTGGATTTTCGTTTAGTTGTCATATCGAACCCCCAACCATTGCTCACATACAGCACGAGCAACTGCCTCAGTCATCTTGGGCGGAACACTCATGCCAATCATGTATTTTCCTATCTTGTCGCTCTTGGCTTTATAGTCATCAGGGAAAGACCCAAGTCGTTTCCATTCTCTAAAACTTAATCGCCTTGGGCTTGACCAATGATTGATCATATCTGTCGCTGTAAGCGTGCATGATGGTCTTGATTGACTGAGTTTTTTATGATTCCACAATTTTCTATTAAGCCCTTGAGCCATTACTGCATCAGCATAATCTGAGCCCGGTTTTGTCTTTGGCCACCAAGTTAAATCCGTTTCGTTTTTGTGTGATGTCTGTTCCATCTCATCTTTGGTTAACTCTTGAAGGTCTTGGCAAGCCTCACCGCAAGCAATCAATCGATGCTTTGGATTAAGCAAAAGCTTAGGCTTCTTGATGTCATTACGAATCGCGCAAAAAAAGACCCGCTCTCTTTTTTGAGGTACTCCGCAATCAATCGCGTTGAGCAAAAACAATTGAGGCTTATAACCTATCTCTTTAAACCTGCTCATGAGTGCTTTTGTATATCCCTTGGCATTGCCGACGAGCATACCTTTAACATTTTCAGCGATTGCCACTTTGGGCTTTAATCGATCCACCAGAGACAAATAATCAAAGAACAAATCAGACAACACTTGTTTGGCTTGCCCTTCTCGAAAATGCTTATTTTTACCCCAAGCCTTTTCCCGGCTTCCTGCCATGCTAAATGTCGAACATGGCGGTGATCCATCCAAGATATCTAACTCATAAAGTTCTTGTGGCAATTTAGCAGTTAAGAGATCACCAATCGGAGCTAAAAAATAATGCTTTGGTTTTAGGTTGAGTTGATAGTGGTAAGCCATCTCTGGATCGATATCGTTTGCCGCCACAATATCGCACCCAGCTCGCTTATAGCCCATTGATGAACCACCACCACAAGCGAAGGTACTCATGACTTTAATGCCATTCTTTGGAGCTCTCTCAAGATCTTCGAGAGTCCATGCACAATCAGGTTTCATCATCATCAATCTCTGTCTTGGTCTCTATGGCTTTATCAAACTCAAAACCACACCGTGGGCATTGATGGGTTAAATCAAACGAATCAACATCAATCTCTTTTGTTGATGATTCATCCTCATCATGGAGCAGTTTATCAACCATACCCTCAAGCTCAGCTGCCGAGAATCCAGCCGCCTCGACCAGTGCCGAGTCTTCAAGGTCAAGCGCTGAGAGTTGTTGCATCAATGCGTCATCGTCCCACGTCGCGAGCTCGGCAGTGCGGTTGTCAGCGATGGCGTAAGCGGTCGCCTCCGAGCCTTCAAGCTGAGTTCTGACGATACGGATTCGATCCCAACCAAGAGCCCTGGCTGCGGTGAGCGTACCATTGCCAGCGATGACAATGCCTTTAGGATCCACCACAATGGGCTTCTGTTGGCCAAAGCGCTTCAGGCTTGACTTGATAGCTGCCAGGTTCTTCTCATCGTGCTGACGCACATTGGCTGGGTCCAGGTCCAGCTCTGCAATTGGTATCTCTTCGATGTTCATTGATCCCTCAAAATTTCAATAATCGGCTCTCTTGGTTTTCCGTCCTTGTATACCCAGACTTCTTTGCTGACTAGCTCACCACACTGAAAGGCTCTGAGCCTCGCCATCTCCGCCGACCCTGGCCGACGGTTACACTTCACCTGAACAAGCCTCGTATCGTTGGCACCGATGGCAATAATGTCCCACTCACCGAGAGACGCCGCTGCGCGAGTGCATCGGTAGCCAAGTTCCTCAAGCTGCTTCATGCACCGATGCTCCGCCCTGGTGCCCTTCGCTTTGCAGTTCTTCACCGCCATCAATCAGCCTCCACGTCAAACGCACCATGAAGCGCCGCGACCTCTTGCGGAATGTACATCTGCACCTCGGTCCTCGGTCCCCACAATCGACGCAGTGAATCATAAGCATCTTCGAGACTATCATGCAGCGCCGACACCGTGCGCCAGGCATAGCCCGGCCCTGGTCGATACTCGAGCACCAGCCACGGCTTACGCTTTATCCCTCCGAGCATAGTTCCCCCTCAATGCTCAATCCTGCCTTTGAGATCCGCCGTGGTCAACGCCACCAGTAATTTGATGCGAT